GAGCGGTTACAGGAGATTACAGAGGAACAAGCATGCATGGAAGGAACAGATCCTTGGGATGAAGCATGCTACGAAAATAATGGATGGCATCCAACGTTTTCGGACCCAGATAGTGGTGGAGACCCTAATATGATCGATGGATTTCATAAACTTTGGGATTCAACCATCAATAAATCCGACATTGACCGCTACGGTTGGGGCGCTAATCCGTGGGTGTGGGTTATCGAATTTGAAAGATGCAAGAAACCGGAGGAGGATAAACGATGCGATTGATTGATGCGGATGATTTTATAAAAAGGTTCCGCTACGGGGAGGCGGATTAGATGGCTAAGGCAATGGGTGTCAGCCCTATCACAGATACTATTTACTATGGCAATCTGAAAAATGATAAATGGGTAGGAAAAAAGGAAGACGTTACCAAAATGGCAATCAAGGCTGTTTTCGAGTGGTTTATGCACAAGCATGAACAGAACTGCCCTGATGGAGAGTATCAGATACGTTTTCCGGGAATACCATATGTGCTAACTATGAAGAAAGAAGAAAAAGGTGGAACAGATGCAGAACATTGATTACACCGCCCTGTACGAGCAGAATGAGGACTTTAAGCGTTACGTTGACCGATACTGCGTAAAGCACCGTATCAGCGTCGCAGAAGCCTTACAGCATTATCTGGTGCAGATGGCAGGGAGACAGTACAAGGAACAGAGTGAAACAATAGTTAGATAAAATCAAGAAAGGAGCCGAGACTCTGCGCAGAGTAAAGCATATGCGGTCTCCTTGAAAAAATGAAAAAATTAAAATGTGAAATTTACAGAGATTCAATGCAGAACTATAAGAAATATGCCATACCTCCGGCACAGCTTATCATTGCCGATGTCCCGTATAATGTAGGCAAGAATTTCTACGGCAGTAACCCTATGTGGTACAACGGCGGAGATAATAAGAACGGAGAAAGTAAGTTGGCAGGCAAGGCGGCATTCAATTCCGATTTCAACTTTAATCTGTATGAGTATTTCCATTTCTGCTCAAAGATGCTGAAAAAGGAAGACAAGAATAGCGTTACCAGGGGAAGAAGTAGCAACAGTCCTTGCATGATCGTGTTCTGCTCTTTTGAACAGATGCCTACGCTGATTGATGCCGCCTATAAACATGGATTCGTCCATTACATACCGTTGGTATTTGTTAAAAATTACAGTCCGCAGGTGCTTAAGGCAAATATGCGTGTGGTTGGTGCTACTGAATATGCTCTTGTGTTCTACCGTGACAAGCTGCCGAAGTTCCGGAACGGTGCAAAGGTTGACGAGGACGGAAAGACGATCCGTGGCACTGGGAAAATGATTTTTAACTGGTTCAGCTGGGAGAAAGACGGAAAAGATGTACCGAAGATCCATCCGGCACAGAAGCCGGTAGCAGTGCTAAAAAAACTGATAGAAATTTTTACGGATCCCGGTGATGTAGTGATTGACCCTTGCTGTGGCAGCGGTAGTACCTTAAGAGCGGCCGCAGAGATCGGGAGAAGTGCATTCGGATTTGAGATTGACCGCAACTTTTATCAGAGAGCCAAAAATGAGATGATTGTCTTTGAAAGAGATAATCAGATTAGTTTTGAGGATATTCCGGGGGTGATGCCGTAATGGATTTTGGATATTACAACATGGATTGCATGGATGGGATGAAAGAGTTCCCGGATGGTTACTTTGACCTTGCGATTGTGGATCCACCGTATGGGATTGGAGAAAATGGGGATAAAAACCATACAAGAGGTAAACTGGTAAAAGCAAAGGATTACAAGAGTTTTAGCGGAATGGATATAAATCCACCAAACGAAAAATATTTCGATGAACTGTTTAGAGTGTCAAAAAATCAGATTATTTTTGGGGCAAATCATTTTATAAGCAAAATGCCGTTTGATAGTAGTTGTTGGATTGTTTGGGATAAAGATAATGGAAATACTGATTTTGCTGATTGTGAACTTGCATGGACTTCGTTCAGTACTGCAGTAAGGAAGATTAAATATAGGTGGAACGGAATGCTTCAGCAAAATATGAAACACAAAGAAAACCGTATCCACCCTACACAAAAGCCAGTGGCACTATATGAATGGATTCTGAACCGCTATGCAAAGCCCGGAGACATTATCTTGGACACTCATGTAGGCAGTGCCAGCAGCTTGATAGCCTGCTACAGAACCAACCATTCATATGTTGGCTTTGAACTGGACAAGCATTATTATGATTTGTCCAAAAAGAGATTAGATGCAGAAATGGCACAAATGCGATTATCTGATTTTATGCCGGGGGTGATGCCATGATTCAGATGAGCATTTTTGACATGATACGTGAACCGATACGTATTACAAAGCCTATAAGGCTGATAGAACTGTTTGCCGGATATGGTTCGCAGGCAATGGCATTGGAAAGAATCGGTGCAAAATTTGAAAAATACCTAATTTGTGAATGGTGTGTGCAGTCATTTGCATCATACAAAGCCATACATTTTGTGGAAGATAAAACAGATTATAGTGAAGGCATATCACAAAAACAACTGATTGATATTTTGTTTAAGTATGGAATATCAAATGATGGCAAGAATCCAATGACATTGAAGCAGATTGGAAAAAAGCCAGAGAAGTGGCTTAGAAAAACATACAACAACATCAAAGCAACAAAGAACATTGTGAATATAATGGAAACATCAGGCAGTGATTTAAAGGTGGTTGATACAGAAAAATTTACATACATATTAACATACTCATTTCCGTGTCAGGATCTTTCCGTGGCAGGGAAAATGGCAGGAATGAGCAAAGGATCTGGTACGAGATCAGGAATGTTGTGGGAGGTAGAACGTATTTTGAAAGAGATAAGAGATGGTGAAGGTGAGTTACCGCAGATTCTCTTCATGGAGAACGTTCCGCAAGTCCATGCCAATGCAAACATGGGAGATTTTCAAAATTGGATAGATTTTCTGACAAGCCTTGGATATGTAAGTTACTGGCAGGACTTAAACGCAAAGAACTACGGAGTGGCACAGAACCGTGAAAGATGCTTCATGTTTTCATTTTTGGGAGAATATAACTACCATTTTCCACAGCCGATACCGTTGAAAAAGAAGTTGAAAGATTACCTTGAAGATGATGTGGACGAGAAGTATTACATCAACAATGAAAAGGCTGAAAAGCTGATAAAACAGCTTATTGACAACGGAACGCTGCCACAGCAAAATCCTGAGAGCAGAGCAGAGCAGAGCAGACTTGCATTGACGGAACAATCTGCAATCCACAGCGAAGAGACATTGCAAACTGCATCACGGCAAGATATGACTGCGGAATCTCAAACCAACAGCAAGTCGGAAACATGGTTGCAGAAAATCTGTATTGATACAAGCATGAGTGGCTTAGAGGATGGTGCAATAAGAACATACAGAGACACAGCACCGGCTATAACCGCAAGGGAATATAAAGAGCCAAGAATGATACTGGAGTGATGGGATGAAAGTAATAGGCAGTATATACACCGGAGTAACAGCAGATTTTCAGCGAGGTGTGTATCCGATTGC